GTATCAGGTTTAAGTCCTGAGTTTATGGGTTCGAATCCCATTCCCAACACACGGGCGAATGACGTAATCGGTAGTCGTACTTGCTTCAAAAGCAAGGTGTATGGGTTCGAATCCCATTTTGCCCACAATGCTGAGATGGCTAATAGAGAAATGGCAGATCGGCTTGTCTTAGGAACAAGTAACCTTGAGGGTTCGATTCCCTCTCTCAGCACATGGATGGGTGAACCGAGTAGGTCTAACGGTGGCGGTCTTGAAAACCGAAGGTCGCTTAAAACGGCGTGGGGGTTCGAGTCCCTCCTCATCCGCAATGGGATAGATTCTTTGGAGAAATCGGGTCTGTAAAACCCCACATAGGAGGTTCGATGCCTTCCTGTCCCACATGGAGGTATGACCGAGAGGTAAGGTATCGGTTTGCTAAACCGCAGTTGGGGTAAAACTCAGGGGGGATCGTTACCCTCTGCCTCCGCATGGGCAATTAGTGTAGTGGTAGCACGACAGCCTCCAAAACTGTTTGCAACTGTTCGAATCGGTTATCGCCCGCAATGGAGATTAAGCTAATCAAGTGAAAGCGTGGGTCTGAAAAACCCAAGAGTTTGGTGCGTTACCAAGAATCTCCACTATGACACCGTTAAGGTATAACACTCAGTCCGCAAAATTGAGAAACAGAGTTCGATTCTCTGCGGTGTCTCAAAATAGAAGTCCCGCAAAAGTTATTACCTTTGTTCCCAAACAAGAATTACAGAAAACATGGCAAAGAAGAAAGAGTCCAAACTTTCCTTCGAGACTGACTTTGAAACCCAAGAAGAAAATAGATTAAAGATTCGACCAGAGGATATTGTTAAACTTAGGGAGGAACTTGGCAAGTTACCTGATAATTTTAATCCCTATGGGGCGGATTACATTATTGGCAAACCACATTTCTTAGGTGATGAACCGCCATGTGATCAATTTGGTAGTGGAGATTATCGAAAATGGGAAGTAATTAATGACAAAGACCCCGACATTACTGCCGTGCACTTTAGTCTTCCCGACCCCCCAAGAGATAGAACATTAATAGACGGTTATGATTTCGATAAGGACGACCAATATTTTCGTAGATTAGAAGTCCCCCGAAAGTTTACCTTAATAGAACAGAAAGCACTTAATGATCTTGCCAATATAGAGAAGAAGAACAGACAGGATACCATACAGGGATATAAGTTTTATATTCGGTTTTGGGAATTGGTTGAACAAGAGGAGAAAAACCTCGTAGAGGAAATAAAATGGTTAAAGAAAGTATGGTGGTGGAGAACTTACGGTTATTGGTATTACAATGATGGAGAACCCGTATTTCTTCCTCCTGACTATTTTGATTTTCTTAATTTCTATTTCATTGACGAAGCTGTATGTTATCCTGAATTTCGTGATGATGTAAGGAGGAAGTTTTGTTTTGCATGGTATTTGGAAAGTTGCACAGAGACTTTTAAGGATTTAGACTCTACCGGGCGAGCCAAGAAAAATGAAGAGGGGAAATTTGACATGGTTGACCTTGGCAGACGACTCTTTTTTGGGGATTGTGAGCCGAAAACCAGACGCACAGGTGCAACGCACGAGGCTATCCATAAGATACTTAAGGGTGCGATGACCAATCTTTCGTATTTTTCTACTATCATATCTTTTGAAGGCAATAATGCAGAGGTTCACTACAAGAAAAAGTTACTTCCAGCTTTCGATTCCTATCCGATGTGTCTGAAACCTATTTGGGAGGGCAATAGGCGACCAACGGTGCTTAGATTGGATGCACCGCCCAATGTCTATCATACAAGAGGACTAAAGAGTGCTATCGCTTATTCAGATAGTGGTGGATTGTTTGCTAATGAAGGGGATAGGTTGAATGGGGTACTGAATGATGAACAGGGCAAGCAGATTGCCGCAAGTGCCGATATATTTGAGAGATGGCACGTAAACAAATACACCATGTCAACGGGTATGGGAATAAATATTCTCAAGGGTGCGTATGTGAAGAATCCTTCAACCGTCGAACAAATGGAATCTGGCAGTGTTCCATACTACAAATTATGTTCATTATCAGACTTTTACAGACGAGTTCCAATCAAGGGTCAGACCATTGAAGGATTTTCTCGCATATTTTTACCGGCATATTTGAGACTTGAGGGTTATATTGACAGGTTCGGGAAGTCAGTCATAGAAACACCCACAGAGAGGCAGATAAGACTATCTCCACTTGCGATATTCGCTATTAGTAGGAAGGGGGCAAGGGAGACCATGCAGGCAGAAAGGGATGCACTCTTGGCGGAAAACACGCCAGAGTCCATGGAGGCATATAGAAGTCTTAGAAGAAAGTCTCCTTTCTCTTGGGCAGAGTGTTGGTTGGGTTCTTCGGGGAACGTGGGATATAACCTTGAGATTATAGACAAACGTCTCGCAGAGATTAATAAGATGAAGTCCTTTGACAAACCCCCGTATAGAAGTGGGTTCTTCTATAGGACTGATGAGAATGATTTCAATAGTCCTGTTTTTTGGCAAGACGACCCACAAAAGGTTAAATTCAGGATGTCAATATGGTTGTCTAATGAATTAACTAATCAAAGGGAGGCAATAGAAGTTTGGGACGGACTACAACAGAGAGTAATCCCTGCATGGAGACCTATCAACGGACAGAAATTTACTCTTGGTTGCGATCCCTTTAGATCACTTTCCGCTTTAGATGCTAAAAATATGGGCAAAACAAGTGGTAGATTATCTAATTCGAGACAATCCGATGGAGGTATTGCTGTACTTTGGGAATATGATGCGAGTGTAGATGGTGGCAAGAGTAAGAAGGATTGGGACAGTTTCAGGTGTGTGTGTTCTTATCGGTATAGGACACCCACGCAAGAGGATTATTTTAAGGACGTATTGAAATGTGCCCAATGGTTCGGAGCAATGATATACCCCGAACAAAACGTAGACGCATTCCTTGTTTATATGTATAAAATGGGTTTCGGAGGCTACGGGTTGTTTGATATTGATATGAAAACCGGAAAACAGAAATCTCTACCGGGGCGATACAATTCCACGGAAACTAATCAGGATATGGTAAGGGAAATTAAAGATTACGTGGAATTTAGAGGACATATAGAATGCCACGATGATCTCTTAAATGAAATAAAGGCATTTCGGGGCGTTGAAGATTTTACGAAATCTGATTTAAAGACCGCTTTCGGGATGGCGTTATTAGGGAGTAAATCAAGGTATCGTGAGTTGTTGGGAGAAGGAAGAAACGAATCAATCCCCATTGACGGTCTATTTTAAATTTGGAAATGTCAAAAATAGTTTTTATCTTTGTTGTGTTCTTTGATGTCATTGTGGCGGAAAACTGAGACGCAAATACTGTAAGCAGAACAGACGACCTGCGATATTTTTGATCTGGAGAAGACAAGTATCATATAAACAAAGCAATGCTGGGTAGATGAGAAGCGAGGAAACTGAGCAGTCTTTTACCGGTTTGTGACAACAAACCGATGTGGGTGTAGCAAAGTACAAACCAATCCCACCAATGATATTAAAGAACTTTTTCTAATCATGTTGCTACTAAAGATGATTAGATGGTGGAGGTGATGTGAATAACACTCCCTACCCCGAGACCGGTTCTCGGGGTTTTCTTTTTACAGGTATTCAAATTCTTCCTATCTTTGCACTAAATTTAAGACAATAAAGGATGATTCCAGTTTTGGATGAATACAAAAATTCTGATTATGCTCGTCCCAATCAGGCAATAGACCCCGCAAAGAAAGACAAAGATTATCATTTACAGAACGCAAAGTATATCTACAATCTATTTTGTAGAAACAAATGTGCGTGGGGGATTAGCGGGTTTGATAAGTTTGATGTTCTTCGTAAATACAGTAGAGGAGAACAGGACGTAGAGCAATACAAATCTTTTATTACCAGTGACACATCAACGACAACGAGTTCGACAGTTGCTCTTGATTCCTTCGACAGCACGCCATTAAGTAGGGTGGCAAAACGGGAAGGATGGTTGAATATTCTTTGGCAGAACATTAGTCCCGCCCCGATGATAATGGAGGCACTTCATGGGCAATTTGATGATCTTGATTTTGATTTGTATGTTGATGTTATAGACCCCGAAAGTAAGGATATAGAAGAGAATGAAGCCTATCAGAAACTATTCGAGGGATTAAATCTTGATTGGCAGAATGAATATAAAATCAAAGCGGGTATTCCGATAGACGAACAGACCTATTATCCTAAGTCGGTTCAGGAATTTGAGGTGATGAAGGCACAAGGAGGATTTAAACTTGGTGTGGCGAGAGTGATGCAGAAGATGCTTCGATATTCTTTCGGTCTCGACCCCGGTTCATGGGACACGGTGACACGCAAAAAAGTGGTAGACGACCTTCTTTGTACGGGATATGGTGCGGTAAGAGATTATTTCGATACTGAGGATAGTAAATTTAAACAGAAATGGATAGACCCCGCAAGAGTGGTTACGCAATGTTCCAATGAAACTGACTATAATGATTCTGATTATCACGGTTATTTCCCATCAGAGGGAATAAACATATCTCAATTACGAGTAATATTTCCCGAAGTTGATGAGGCAGAATGGTTAAGTCTTGCTAAATCTGCAATAGGGACTTATGGCAATCCAATGAGTTGGGGTGCACGGTATAGTTTACTTGACCCATCTACACAAACTTATGGTTATGATGGATTTAAGGTTCCGATATTCGAGGCAGAATGGACTGATGTTGATGTACAGAAGAGAAAGTATTTCTCAGACCGTTACGGGCGCAAACAAGTAAAGGATTTGGAATTCACCGACAAGGAAAAAAGTGGAGTAAAGAATGTTTCTTTAAGACTTAAGAGAAAATGCACATGGATTGTTGGGACTAAATATTCTTATGATTGGGGTTTGGTCAGAATGGCATCAAGAAAAAACTATTCCAAACCACAATCTACATTTCACATAGAACAATTACTTCAACCATGTCTCATGGAGAGATTGTGCCCTATGATAGACCAATTAGAAATAGTCTTTTTAAAACATCAGAATTCTGTTGCCAAGATGGTGGAAAATGGTTATGCACTCAATACATCTATGCTTGGCAATGTAGCTCTTGGCGGGAAAAAGTTAGACACGCCACAGGTTATTAGGTTATTGAAACAAACAGGATTTTTACTGTATCAATATTCTCCAGGAACGGGATTTTATACAGGCGGTGCAGCCAATCCGATAACTGCCTTTGATGGTGGTATGAAGAATAGGATTACAGAAACGGTTCAACAACTCGATATGTGGTTTGGTCAGATAAAGACACACACAGGGATTGATGTTGTTGCACTCAGTTCTCAACCAAAAGAAGCAGACACCAAGGAAGGAATGGAAGAACGTATTCAGATAACACAGAGTATTTTTAAGACAATTCTAAAAGCCACGCAAGAGATAAAACAGAGTGCGGGAGAGTGTCTTATGAGAAGAATACAGACGGGGGTTAAAAATGACACTACGATAAGAAATGCTTATGCGGGTGTGATAAGTAAGGCAGACATGGAGACACTCGTGA